AGTAAAGAACAATACTGATTGACCCCCAACGGTCCGAATATAAAAAGACTGGACGTTATATATGATGAGATGAACGAACGTCTATCGGAAAAATGGGGAGTAAATACAAAGCAAAATCCTGAGTCCTTTCTCGGACATTTTTTGATGACGATTGCCGATAAGTTTGCCGAACTGTGGGAACTTGGCGAAGATGTTTATTATTCTCAGTATCCCTCGTTTGCAGAGGGAACAAGTCTTGATAACGCCGCTCAGTACGGAGGTTCTACAAGGGAGACTGCTGCCAAGTCTCATTATCCGATACATTGTACCGGAACGGACGGCACGTTGCTTGCCGCAGGAACGACAATCTCTTCCGCGACCAATCCTACAACATATCTGACGAATACCGAGGACAAGCAAATCACAAGAGAGTCGTTCAATAAAGTCAAAATCAAAGTTGCTTCTCTCGAAAAAGGTGACGTTTATACGATTGCTATAAACGGAGACGTTTATTCCTACACGTCGGAAAACGAGGAACCCCAGTCTATATTAAACGGTCTTGCCGTCGAGATTACAGGTGAAAGTTTTACAACGCAGATTGACGAAAAAGGAGAAAGCCTTATAATTGAGGCTGTGGATAAAGCGTCCTCTAATAGTCTTGTGTTATCGGAGAACCTCACTACCGAAACTGTAACAAGCATTATTGTGTTCAGCACTGCTGAAACTGGTAATATCCTGCTGCCTGACGGTGTTATCACAAACATTGTCAAGGCTGACAGCGGACTGCTTGAAGTAATAAATCTGAACGGCTACATTGCAGGACGTAAGGAGCAGAGCGATACTGAGTTCAGGCAATCCTACATTGATAAGATTTTCGTACGTTCGTCAAGAATGCTTGAAAGCATTCGTAGCGCTATCCTTTCCAATGTGCAAGGAGTTAAGAGTGTTGCTCCATATGAAAACCCCACCCATGAGTGGGACGACTACGGCAGACCTCCGCATAGTGTGGAAATCGTTGTAGATGGAGGCGACTCTACGGAGATAGCGCAGCAGATACTCAGCGAAAAAGCTGGAGGCATAAACACTTTTGGGAATACAGCCGTTATTGTAAAAGGAAAATACGACGAGGATATAACTATACGCTTCAATCGTCCCGATATTATATATGTTTGGTATAGGCTTGGGATTGTGCTTAGCAAAACACAGCCTATACCTCCGAATTATGTTGATTTGCTCCGCGGAGTTATACTTGAAAATATGGATAGACTCAACGCAGGAGACGACGTTGTACCTCAGGAGTTTGTTTCCTATCTGTATAAAGCTTGTTCGGGAATAAATTATATCGACATAATGCTGTACGGTACGACCGATAAATCTAAGGGAGAGCCTGAAAGCTACACCGAAAGAAGCATAGAAATCACGGCAAGACAGAAAGCCTATACCTCCGAGGAAATGATAGAGGTGGTAATTGATGGCTAAGTACATAGATTATGCTGCCGACATGAAAAGAGACCTTTTGGAGCAATTCAAGGGCAAACCGAGAATAGAAGCTTTTGTTGAAGTCGTGGCAGAACAGATGCAGGACTTGTTCGACTTCTTTGAACAAATGCGAAATGAAAGAGACGTTTATAATTCAGTAGGAAAGCAGCTTGACGGTGTCGGAGATATAGCCGTTCTGACAAGAATGGAAGCGGGTAAGCTTATGGGAGACCCGATTCCGGTTGATATTATAGAGGACGACCTCTACAGACAGTATCTGATATACAAGATACTGAAGAACACTTGCGACTGCACATATCCCGATATTATCAAGGCATTCCGTATGTTTTGGGACAGACCTCTTTATTATTCTGAGGATCCGCAATGGCCGGCAACGATGATATTCGACACAGGAGAAATGCAGGGCTTTGTCGATACGAGACCGCTGTTTACAATTCCTCTTTTAAGGGCAGCAGGAGTCACTTTGAGGATATATGCGAGAACATCTACGGATATGGGTGTAAATACTATTTATCTTCGCTGCGGATTTTTCGGCGTAACCGAGACGAAATTACCAGAGGTCGAACGCAGATATAAGCTTGATTCACATATTACCGTTGCAACAGGGTATCAAACGATTTCAGAGGACACGCTTTCCGTTGTTTAAAGAGATTGCAGTTTCAGTTTAAGCTTCAAGGTTGCTTCGGGATACAGCAGTCTTTCAGCGGATATGCTGCCGGATACAGCGAATAGCTATTCATACGAGATGTCCTATAAAGATACCGGAGGCGCGGTAAACAGTATTATCGAAACTCCGATAAACGGATTTACTGCTAATTAATAAATCGGGAGGAAATGGAAAATGAGTTACTACGGCGGAACAATAACTGTTGCGGGAAGAAATTTGATAACAAGCCTTATAGCGGGTGAAACGATAGAGTTTACCCGAATTATGGTAGGCACCGGTCTAATGCCTGAAGATACGGAGCCTATCGATATGACCGAGCTTGTAAATCCTGTTGCTGAGGGAACTTCCACAGTTCCAAGAGTTGAGAATGGCGCTCTTTATATGACCGTTGAATATCGGAACGACCTTAACGGAGGGCTTAAAGAGGGCTTTTGGCTGAGAGAGTTCGGCGTTTATGCCAAAACCCCAAATACCGAGGAGATACTTTTGTACTATGCCACGCTCGGAGACAGTCCGCAGCCCGTGAGCGCATATAAGGACAACCGTATAGACATACGCCGTTATCCAATAACAATAGCTCTCGAACTGGATGCAGATGTACAGGTAACATATAATCCCGGTTCATTCATAACGTCTGCTGAAGCATACGAGCTTCTCGGTGCAATGATAAACAATATCTTTGCGACGGTTACGGTAAGAATAAAAATTCCTGAGAACGCTTGGGTATCAGAAGAAAGCGATGGTTTTGCCTATTTGGCTGATGTACCCTGCGGCAATATTACGGAACGGCATTATCCAAACGTTACTCTTGACAAGCCCTCTCTTGAAATAGCTTCAAACGCGGGATTATGCCCTACCGTTCAGTCTCTGGACGGAAAACTGCGCTTTTGGGCTAAGACTAATCCAAGTGACGAGATAACCGGGACTGTTTTGCTTATATATGCAAGCGGCAATAAAGCCAACTCCATAGAAATAAGCGGGAACAATGTTATACCCATTGCGACAGATTTTGTTGTCGGTGGTGTAAAAGTTCAAAGCAATTCCGGTTTATCGGTGGACGAAAACGGAAATCTTTCTGTTGATACCACAGGTCTGATTGAAAAAATATCAGCCACCGATGATGAAATGCACGAGATAATAAACAAGCATTTCTGAGAAAGCTAATTTTAAATTTAACGGCGGAATACCGTTGTTAAAAATATATTTTTAATGGAGGTCATTATAATGGCAAACACAGGACTTGAAGCGTTGAGAAAACTTGCCGCCGCTGAGGCGATAGACGAACTCGGCAAAAGGGTGGCTGCAAAAATCGCGTCTGTTGAGGCATCTATCCCGACAAAAACATCTCAGATATCCAACGACAGTAGCTATCAGACGGCTGCGGAAGTCGAAACCGCTATTTCTTCGCAGATAAGCAGAGTGTACAAGCCCGCCGGAACAGTATCCTTTGCTTCGCTTCCCGCTTTAACAGCAGCGATTCTTGGCAATGTGTATAATGTTTCCGACGCATTTACAACCGATGATAAGTTTGTAGACGGTGCAGGTGCGGAAATCCCTGCGGGAACAAACGTTGTTGTCGTACAGATTGACGAGGAGTTTAAGTTTGACGTTCTTGCGGGAGCAGTCGATCTGTCGAATTACGTTGAAAAAGAGACCGGCAAAGGGCTTTCCACAAACGACTATACCAACGAAGCCGTTGAAAAGCTTGACGGCATTTCCGAGGGGGCTACAAAAGTTGAAGCTTCAGAAATCAGCGGCAACATCAAAATCAATGGGATTGAAACCCAGGTCGTTTCAATTGCTACAAGTGCGGAAATCAGCGCGATAATCTCCAAGCATTTCCCTGCAGAAACCTAACGGCTGCGCAGGAGAATTATAAGAATCAAAGAGCGGCAACAGACAGCCGCTTGAAATGGTTTGGAGGTGTATTATGAGCGAGAATCTTACCACATCGGAGCAATTGGATAGTGTCATATTAGCCAATAAACAGTTCACGGTTGCTGTGGCAAAAGCAGCAACGGAAGCTATAACCGAGCTGGAAAAAACAAAAGCCGACGCTGAGCACCGTCATACTGTTTCAGATATCAGGGATTTCCCCGAAAGCCTTCCTGCAAACGGAGGAAATGCTGCAACAGTAAACGGGCATACAGTTGCGGTCAATGTTCCGTCGGGAGCAAAATTCACGGATACGGTCTATACGCACCCGAGCCTCACGGCAATATCAGAGGGACTGTACAAAATAACGATTGACGGAACAGGGCACGTCAGCGCGGTAACGGCGGTTACAAAGGCGGATATATTGGCATTTGGAATCTCTTCGCAGGATATAAATGCTGCGGCAGCTTCGCATACCCATATAAGCTCCGGTTCCGTGTCAATTCCCGCTTCAGGGTGGAAAACCGACAGCAATACAAAATTTTCGTATTATTACGATCTGTCAATAAGCGGCATAACCGCCGCCGACAGGGTTGATATGAACGTGTCACTTGCAAGTACGGATATTGCGTCAGCCTGTGGGTTATGTCCTTTGTCGGAAGCGTTTGCGGGAAAGGTGCGTCTGAGGGCAAAGAAAGCTCCGACCGCTGCAATAAGCGCCGAATACTGGATAACGAAAAAATGAAAGGAGTAACCGAAAATGGCATTTGGTTCAGTAAATGTTCCCGGAGTAACAGGCGCTGATTTGTCAGATGTAAGGTCAACAGCAAATTCCAACGAATCGGAAATAGCCAAGGTGAAAAAAACTGCCGATACCGCGCTGACAACCGCGCAAAGCGCTAAAAACACTGCCGAAAATCATACGCATAATTACGCCGGAAGTTCATCGCCGGGCGGAGCGGCAACAACTGCTCTTGGCTGTACCGGAAATTCCGCTACAGCCACAAAAGCAACGAATGACAGTTACGGGCAGCAGATAACCTCAACGTACATCAAAGGGTTAGCGGTTGACGGATTATCAATCAGTTATACTAAGGGCAACGGAAATACCGGGAAAATAAACCTTGACGAGGAAGTCTCCGCGAAAGTAAGACAACTGTCAAGGTTTTCAGATTATTTCAGGCTAATATAACTCAAAGGAGGAAAAAAATATGCAGCGTATTTATCAGATTAAATCGTCCCAGACATGGACGTGCCCCAAGGCAGGGGCGTGGAGTGTTATCTGCGTCGGAGGCGGCGCAAGCGGAGGAGTAACTTTTCAACCCAATGTCAGCGCATTACAGTCTGCTGGAGGAACAACCTCTTTTGGGAGCTTATTGTCCGCTCCCGGAGGGGCAATTGAATCAACTTGTCCTTCAGGTATAAAAAGCTGTGGTGGATACGGCGGATATGACGGTACAAACTATGGCGGAACACCTAATATTGTATTTCGTAGCACCGCCAGCGATTCAAATGCAACAATAGCAATTCCTTCCTCATTAAATGGAGGAGCACCTGGAAGTGCCGGTTTAGGATATGGTGCAGGCGGGGGTGTTGGTAGTGCTTATAATATCCAAATCAAATATGACAGCACCTCAAACCAAACTGCTGTTTTTGCTATTCCCGGAAAATGCGGCGGCATGGCTATTGGAATTTTTGATCTGACGCAGAACCAGAGCGTAGCCTGTACTATTGGAACGTCTGCAAAGCCATCAATTACAGCAAGCACTTTGATACAGCAGTTTAAGAAATCCAGTCCTAATATTACTGAAATTGTAGCATCGGAAGTCAATAAGGCTGCCTCGGCTGTTACCGCAGGAACATCAGGAGTTATATACATTGAATATATTGGATAAGGAGTGAAAATCATGTACATAAAATTTGAAAACGGTATTGTTGCCGAAATCATTCCCGATATTGACCCGACGTTTCCCGATGTTCCTATCGGTGAAAGATATCCCGTGGACTTTATTGAGGAACTTCTGCACGTCGAGGACGGCACAAAGGTTGAGATTGGCATGGAGTACGACGCGGAAACAGGCAGCTTCTGGTATCCCGAGGCAACCGCCGCACCCGACGAAGATGAAGAAACCGTTGAGGACACCGGCGGTATCACACAGGCAGAAATAAACCTTGATGTGGAATATCGTTTGGCTTGCCTTGAACTTGGAATTTAATCAAAAACTGTAGGAGGATTTTTATTATGACTTACCAGATTACTAAAAAGGCTATTGAGGTACAGATGCAGCGCGGGACTCTTGATAAGGAATCCATGAAAACAAAGCTTGACGTTTTTCTTCTGAACGGCAGGATTTCCGAGGAGGAATACAGCAAACTTGTCGAGCTTATCGGAAGCAAATAATGCAACGGATAAAAAGCGCACAATAGGTCAAAATAAAAGCATATTTTTCAAAGGACGGTACGCGCGGCGTATCGTCCTTTTATGTTAACTAAACGGAGGAAAAAATGAGCGTCAACGAAATCATTTTAGGAAGCGGAGGGCTTTTGCTGGTCATATTGACTATGGTACAAATTGCGCCCGTTAAGGTCAATCCATGGTCGGCTATTGCAAAAGCTATTGGACGTGCTGTGAATACGGAGGTTCTGAATGAATTGGAAACCGTTAAGAAAAAACTTGAAGAACACGTAATCATGGACGATCAGCGGGTAGCCGACGGACACCGCACCCGAATACTGCATTTTAATAATGAATTGCTTCGCAGCATAAAACATACTAAAGAAGAATACATTGAGGTTCTTGCAGAGATAGACGCGTATGAGCGGTATTGTTCCGAGAATCCGAATTATCCCAATAACAGGGCGGTACTCGCAATAGAGAACATACGGGACAACTACAAGGAGCGGCTCCAAAAGCACGATTTTCTTATGGAGGGGAACAGATAATGTTTGTATACATTCTGTGTGTTATTGGAGGCATAACTGTCGGCTGTATGCTTTCTCTGTTTAATGTGCGTCGCCTCAAAAAACGTATCAAAACGCTCAGAGACAATTCCGAGAAAGCGGTTTTACTGTCTGTTACGCGCTTGATATTTATAACTACGCAAATATCGGCGTTGGTGTGGGTGTTTACTTCCTATGCTATAGCTATATATTCCACGGTTTGCTTGCAGCAGGTCTATACCATGTCAGAATTGTCAGAACCCGCGATCAGTACGATTCTTGGAGTCGGAGTTTTAAAGGTGCTTGAAAACATCTTTGAACACAACGAGGGCGTGGTATTCGGAAGGAGCAGAAAAGTCGAGACGGAAAAAAACATTGAAGAAACGGAGGAGGAAAGCGTATGAAAACCTTATACAAGGGAATTGATGTTTCAAACCATAACGATCGCATCAATTGGTCAAAAATCGATAAAAACGAAGTGCAGTTTGTGATGATCCGCGCGGGATACGGATTCTCTACAGTTGATTCTCAGTTTAAAGCGAATATCGAGGGAGCTATCAAGGCGGGAATCCACATAGGCATTTACTGGTTCAGCTACGCGGGAACGTCCGCTCACGCCAAAACCGAGGCTGAATTTTGCCTGAAAACCATTGAACCGTATCGGAAATATATTGATTTTCCTGTCTGCTTTGACTGGGAATACGACAGCCACGATTATGTTGTGAAGCAGTATGGAATCAAACCTACTAAGCAACTTGTCAGCAACATGGCTGTTACGTTCCTGAATGCTGTCAAAGCGGCAGGATATAAGGTCGGAAATTATTCCAATCCCGACTATTTGGGGCAGTTCTTCAATGACATGGTAAAGAAAAATTATGACACATGGCTTGCGCATACGGGAATTAACGGAGCGACAAAAAAGTCAACCAACTATCCCGGCAGCTATACTATGTGGCAGTACAGTTGGGTTGGAAGGATCAGCGGTGTTTCGGGAAAAGTCGATATGAACTACTGCTACAAGGACTACTGCGAAGGAGCTGCGGCTTCGGGCAATGCTTCGACGGCTAAGACATATCAGGTTCCCAATGGAATCACGTTCAGAACCGATGTGAGTAAGAATGTTATAACGTCATACTCATACAAAAAGAGTGGGAACATTGATTTGTCAGACCATTTTAAGGTCAGGGAGTTCGTCAGCAAAAGCGGCAGCAAGCTGTACTCCGACACTGTAAAGGTACACAACAAGCTTATCATTATTCTTGAAGCTCTGTTTGCGGAGCTTGACTGCTCCAAGATAATCGTCAACAGCGGCTACCGTACAGTGGAGCATGACAAGGCTGTCGGCGGCAGCGGCACTGGTCAGCATACTCTCGGACGTGCCGCTGATGTGGTTTGCTACGGCAGGGACGGAAAAATCATTTCCGCCGAAAAGGTCTGCTGTACGCTGGAGGATATGGGCGGTATTTACGGTATCGGCTACATTTCCCCGAATGCGGTCCATGTCGATACAAGAAGCAAGTCCAAAAAGTGGTGGGGCGACGAAACCAAGCCCGGAAGCCCAAATATATCTAAATTAGGGTTTGGTTCATTCCACGAGTATTTTAAAATCTGAATCCGGTATGGAGGTACTACTATGAAAGATTTTCTTTTACAGCTTTTGCAGGCTGTTATAATTGCAGCGGTCCCCACAGTGACGGTTTATCTGTGCAGCTTTCTCAAAAAGAAGAAAGAGGAGATCAGACAGAGCATGACAAGCGAAACGCAGAAAAGGCTCCTTGATGAAGCTATGGAAGCTGTCACTACGGCGGTTATCAAGACCAATCAGACCTATGTTGATACCTTAAAAAACAAAGGAGCCTTTTCGATAGAGAACCAGAAAACGGCGTTTGAGAAGTCGTTCCAGACTGCGAGCGAAATTATGAGTGAAGAAGCAAAGGCTTTTATATCCGCGACATATGGTTACTTCGACAAATGGCTTTCAGCCAGAATCGAAGCAACCGTTAATACTGTTAAGGTGAAAAAGTGATTTAAAAGGTTAGAAGTATGCGCGTTAAGGCAGCCTCAGAGGTGTTCTGCACCTTTGGGGCTACTTTTTTGTTATATTTTCTAAAGATTTTTATAGGAATGTACAAAAATGTCGAAATTTGTTGCAAACCCGATTGACATGTATTATAATATGATAAATATGTGTTTAAATGGTGATTATTTATGAATGAGTATATTGAAACAGCGATAAAAATAAAGGATACCGTATCTGAATACATTCCGACAAAATTATCTGTGATAATAAAGTTGGCTGAGTTGGCATTTGATACATTTGGTAAAAACGAACAAGGGTTAAATGCGCTATATAAAAGAGCATTTAAAGAGGCTGTTGAGAATGCTGCTAAAGAGGAAACGACAGTCAATGTGCGCAAGCTGTTGAATAATTGCAAAAGCATTAACTCGCTGGAAGATGTACAGAATCTGACTGAATATTTAAAAAAAGTAAGTATAGAAATGGACTTATCCTTGACTGGTATTGATTTTTCAAGAATTACAAGCAACATTGCTGAAAAGTTTGAATGCATTTTGCTCGAAGAAAGGTATGATAAACTTTATACTTTATTGAGCAGAAAACCAAATACTATAGACAGTGACATACAAGATATCAAAGAAATGCTTAATGAAATTTGTGATAAGACATATCGTCTTGATACTGATAACAAAGCATATGCAAAGGACTTTGTTAGTCCGTTATTTATGCATCGTTATAACCCGATTATTGTGCTTAAAGATATATTTGTTATGCCAAATGTACAAATAAAAAAAAATGTTTATAATGCACTTGACATAATTTGTGATTTTATTAATAGCGATGATAATGTGCTTTTTATTGAAGGCTGCGGAGGATATGGAAAGAGCAGTATTGTCTCATTTATTGCGTATAATTATTTATTTAATAATACTAATCCTCAGATTTCTTTTTTAAACAATAAAATGTTAATTGTTATAAAGCTCAGGGAGTATAATGGCGAAAGCAAGATAAATGAAATAAAGAAAAAGCTTAATAACATAGATGCAATAGAGAATGATGCAATCTTAATTTTTGACGGCCTTGATGAAGTATGTATGATTGACAATAGTAAAGGCTCTGATATAGCAAAAGATATTATAAAAGAATTTTCTTATTACAATAGGAAAATAATAATTACAACTCGCCCAACGTGTATGAATTATGATGACATTGATTCTTTAAAAATATCTTACGTTGTTGCAGAAGTATGTTGCTTTAATGAAATTCAGAGAAATGATTTTGCAGATTCTTTTGAAAAAAAAGATAAACGTCATAGGGATGCTATTAAGTACATAAAAAATCTTCCATTAGAAAAAAAGAAAAATGAAAGTATATATGGTTCTCCGTTCTTACTTTACTTAGTTTTATCAGGTGGTATAAAAGAAGAGGAGAAAGACAATTCATGGTTGCTTATGCATAGACTTTTTCATGATGATTTGTTTAATCCACCATATGGTTTTAACAGGGGCATTGATCACGATACAGCTAATAGAATATATCAATTTAATTGCGATATAGCATACGAAATGTTTAAAACTAATAATCAAAAACTTTTTATGACAAATGATGAGATGGAGAAAATCTTGCCAAACAATAATATAAAAAACACTGTTAAAGAATCTCATGGATTATTTTCTTATATGAGAAAATATAATACTGGTGCGATAGAGTTTGTTCATAATCATGTAAGAGATTACTTTCTTTGTGAAAAAATTCTAAGAGAAATAAATAAATGGTATTCGGAACCAGAAATTGATTGGCATCAAGTTGCTTTGAAGCTTGGAGAATTATTAAAATATTCTAAATTTAATAATGAAGTAAAAATTTTTATTTCGGAAGCTATAGCATATAACGAAATAATACGGCAAGTAGAAGTCAAACGAAATGATGACGAAAAAATTAAAACGCAAGATGTGTATTGTATCTATAAATTCTTATTAGATAAGTGTGATAGAGAACCCATAGCACATATCTTTAATTGGTTTTATCAAAGCGGAGGAATAGTTAAATATGATCTTATAAGTTTAAACTATCAATCGTATAAAGAATTATCTACTGTTGTTTTAAATAATTCTGCATGTATTTATAAAATAATTTATGATTTACAATCAAAAGAAAACGAGTATATTTATTGGGTTGATAACGCATTATTACGTAAGGGTTTCTGCAATCCAATTTTTGGAATGATTAAAGAGTTTCTTAATAAATCAGATTTAAGTTGGATAAATTTTTTGGGAGAAGATTTTAGCAATTCTAATTTTAGTAAATCTGATTTACGCAACACTGCATTCTACATGACTGATTTATCTTATGCAGATTTACATGGCACTAAAATGCAACTGGCAAGTTTAAAAAAAGTGAATTTGCAGGGAGCCATACTTATAAATGCAAGTTTATACGAAGCAAATTTAAGTGAAGCTTATATGTATAGAGCTAATTTAGAGAATGCAAAACTGCGTAAAACAAATTTAAGAGGAGCAACATTAATTCAAGCGAACTTATGTGGGGCAAGTTTACGTGAAGCAAATTTAACCGAAGCAGACTTATATTGTGCTAACTTTTCTGAGACTAATCTTTTTGGAGCAGACTTTTGTGAGGCAAATTTGCGGGGCGCTGATTTAAGATATGCTAAAAATATAACTGATGCTAAATTTAAGAGAACAATATATGATGATAGCACACTGTTTCCTTATTATTTTGTTCCATCAGAACCTCAATTTATAAAAATCGTATGACATAATTGTTAAATAACTGCCTAAAATCTCCAATCCAAAAATTGGAGATTTTTTGTTGATACAGATGGCTAATATTCTTGACATACTCAACTTCCTATGGTATAATATGAACATAAAAATCTTTTTTAAAGGAATGATTATAATGGACGAAAATAATAATGCAACTCCTGCCGAAAAGTCCAAGAGGAAAACCCATACGTCAACCGCAGTAAAGCGCAGATATAACAATAAGGTATATTCAAGAGCATATGCCGATCTGCCAAGCGATTTAGTCGCAGCATTAAAAAACATCATCGCGGACAAAAAAATATCAATGGCATCTATTCTCCGCGAGGCGATAGAGCAATATATAGAAGATAACAAGGGAAATGCCGCAAAGCGGAAATATAATAATAATGAAACATTAAGAGTCTATGCCGATTTACCCAAGGAATTGGTTACAGAATTCAGGGAGGTCATTGAAGATAACAGCGAATCGGCAGCAGCTGTTCTTCGCAAGGCGATAGAACAGTATATTGAAGATAATAAAGGAAATGCCGAAATGAAGAAGTATAACAGCAAAACATCTGCAAGGATTTCTGCCGAACTGCCAAAGGCGTTAGTGGCAGAATTTAGAGAGGTCGCTGCAGAAAATAGTGAGACGGCAGCCGGTGTTATTCGCAAAGCTGTAGAAAAATACGTTGAAGATAACGAATAAAATACTATTAGGCAAAATACACAAAAAACAAGTCTGATTTTTTAAATTAAAAATCGGACTTTTTTTATAAATCTATTGACATACTTGGTTGTATATGGTATAATATAATCATAGAAACAAAATAAAACCCTGATGAAAGATATTGGGTTTAGGCAAATGTAATATGCTATCAAAACGCTGTTCAAACGGTAATGATCCGCTACGGAAAACTGCTCGGCGTAGTGCCTTTCGGTGGTATGATACGGCGGGTCGCAGTAAAAAAGAGCGTCGGGACGGTCATACTGTTTTATCAATGCTTCAAAGTCCTTGCGTCGTTGTAGACCTCGAATTTTGCGTGTCTGTCGGCAGAAAAAAGCACGGAAGCTCCGCCGCCGAACACCTCAATGTACCGTCCGAAGTCCTGCGGAAATTCCGCGGTGATCTTTTTGGCAAGCAGCGTCTTGCCGCCGATCCATGGGATAAATGATTTCATAAAATTCCTCCTTTCAGAATTTAAATGCGGCAGGAAAAAATCCCGCCGCATTTTCGATGTAATTATCCGTCCACTTCGGGAAGTCCGGCAACCGAAGTCAGCAGGGAAAGTATTCCCGCCAGAACCGAAGCGGAAGCCACAGCGATCCAGTTTACCTCGCCGATGAACGCGGACGTTCCGACGGTAGCGACTGCGGTTTGTGCAACAGTTTTTACCGCGCGGACTCCTGCCGCTTTGAACCATTTTTTGAAATTGTTTTTCATATTAAAACCTCCTAAAAATATTTTCAGGTCAAGCACATTTTACCGCGCCTGACCTAAAGTTTTTTAACATATTTACTTCCCAGCGATATCCACCCCGCGCCGCTTTTGAGCTTTCCCCAGAGAATATTTCCCTCATGAGCGGTCGCGACGATTGTATAAATCCCTTTCCCGCGGATAACGCCGTTGATTCGCGCCGTAAGAGACGGCTGCGCGCGGATATTGAGAGCGGGATCGAGAATGCGCACAAGAAAAGTCCCGCCGGAAACAACGGAACTTCCTCCAAGCTGCTTGATATACCCGTCCACCAATTTTTTGAACCCGATCCAGTCGGGAATTATGTACAGCGGACAGTTTTTATATGCGTGGGGAGCAACACACCACTTGTCGATATTAGCGGTGTCAAATAATGACAATTCTATGATTTTTAGAGTAGCTGTTCCGTGTAGAAAGTATATTTTAAATTTTATAGCACCTGAGAATTATAAAGTCATTGCTCATGCATTTGGAAGCTTTGATGTTGCTGCTAATTCCTCTAATAGCAAATACGATAATACAATTTCAGTTGAATTTGATAATTGGTTATTACCGGAAAATGGCGTAACAATTTGTTGCATTAATAAGGAGTTGAATTCTGAAGCTGATAAAGAAAAAGAACTGATATGCACATAATGTGAGTGCAGTTACATCTTTTGGTGTAACTGCATTTTTATTAAGAATATTCTCTTGACAACATCATATAATTATGATAAAATTAAGTAAATTTTATATTTTCATAAAATAGGAGGCTGTTATGCAATACATTACAAGAGAGCTTGAGCGTAAATTCAAGCAGATGGACGCATTTTTCAAGGTTGTACTTGTAACAGGCGCAAGGCAGGTTGGCAAGACAACAATGCTCAAACACCTTGCCAAAGGCACGAACAGGACCTATGTAACCCTTGATGATCTTATGGCAAGAGAGCTTGCACAGACAGATCCGGCACTGTTCTTCCAGACCTACAAGCCGCCGATACTGATTGACGAGGATCAGCACGCTCCTCAGCTTTTTGAGTGTATCAAGCTGATATGTGAGAATACGGAGGAAACAGGGCAGTTCTGGCTGACAGGTTCACAGCAGTACAGCATGATGAAGCACATCCGTGAAACACTGGCAGGCAGAATTGGCATACTGGAGCTGTACAGCCTTTCGCAGAGAGAAAAGAAAGGTGTGCTTTTTGATAAGCCCCTTGATTTTTCGCTTGAAACCTTGCGGGAGAGGCAGAGCATAGTCCCTCCGAATGACATTACAGATGTATTTGAACACATCTGGAGGGGCGGTATGCCACAGGTGCAGACTGCCGATGAAGAAATGCGACAGGAGTATTACAGCTCCTATGTGGACACATACCTTATGCGTGATGTTGCAGAGGTAGGCGGTGTTACAAATTCAGCAAAGTTTATGAAGTTACTCCGAACCTGTGCTGCACTTACCGCTGAACAGGTAAACTATGCAACACTTGCAACAGCTGCGGATATATCTGAGCCTACGGCAAAGGATTGGGTAAGGATACTGGAGGGTCTGGGCATAGTTTATCTGCTCCAGCCTTATTCCAATAATGAGCTGAAACGGCTTGTAAAAACCCCAAAGCTGTATTTCTGCGATACGGGACTTTGTGCGTATCTTTCTATGTGGCTTACAAGGGATACCCTGATGAACGGAGCTGCAAGCGGACATTACTTTGAAAACTATGTTGTGACAGAGTTGCTGAAAAATTATGCCTATGGAAAAACCAAGGCTAATATCTGTTACTACCGTGATTCAAATTCGAAGGAAATAGATGTGTTCGTAGAACTAAACGGATATATACACCCGTTGGAAATCAAGAAATCAGCTTCCCCTAATCGTAAGGAGGTCAAGAAGTATGAGCTTCTTGATAAGGCTTCTATTCCAAGAGGTAACGGCGGTATTGTATGTATGTGCGATAAGCCTATGCCTATTGACGAGAAGAACGCCTTTATTCCAAGCAACTTAATTTGATCCTATAAAATAAAAGCGGATGCCGTTTGTCTTAACTGACAGCGGCATCCGCTTTTTCTGTTATATAGATTTGTTCTTCTTGTTCTGCTGAGCTTCACGCTCCCGCTTATTGCGTTCCTCATCAACAAGGCGTGAAATATAGTCCCCCTTTGAAATGTCATAGTAAGTTTTAGCAATGTCAGAATATAAGGCATACAAGCGTTTGCAGTTTGGCAAAAAACTTATATCAATTCTTGACAAACAATATAATTTATTGTATAATTTTGTTAAATGATTATTTGATACAAGCAAATAGCTATAAATGTTGCAGATATAAGTTGTCACGAGGTAAAAAAGTAAATAATTTAAAATTGAGGACTTGTTATGGCATTTATAAATGCATATTAAGAGGCTTTGCAGGTGTAATTTACAATAGGAATATGTGCGAGAATGATGTAATTATATAATCTTGGTGATTTCGTTAATGACGTTATCTTTGGAGGGGTCGATAAAGAGGAATTATACTTGGATGACAAGATTTGGGAAGAAGATAAATGTTATGAAGGCAACGGAAGCGAAAAATATCTGGCGGAGAAGATGACGACTATATATGGAGGAATTGAAAATGATACATATATTTTCGGCAGAGGCTATGGAAATGATACAATTGAAGAGTGGGGCGGAAACAGTATAGTTAAATTAAAGGTCGTTAATTCCAGTGATGCGACAATAACTAAATCTTTTGGATTTAACACTTGAAAATACAAGCGATGAACTTACTATCAATGTCTAAAAGTGGAATCAGGATAGATTAACATTTGAAATTAATCAGCCTTTTACAAATGCAGAATCTAAGGAGAATATGGTACAGAAGCAGGCTAATATGATCAACGAAACATACGGGATTCAACTGATAATGAATGCAAGTAAGTTCAGTGCAGTAGCATGAAAATGTTACTGTGCAATTGTATAAAATCTTCTTGTAAATTATTTTTAAATATTAATGGAGGAACTAATATGGAAGAGGAATATAATTCGTGGTTATATTGGTTAGCTTTAATTTTACCAAGTTTAATTGCAGGTATTATTTCCATCGTTTCAATAATTAATAATTATCGAAGTTCAAAATTGAATCATATTAGAAGTATGGTGTTTACTCAGAAGGAGAAAGTGGTGGATCAATTTATTGAAAAAAGTTCGGAGTTGATTGCTATTTCAGATCCGTTGGTATTAAATACTAAGATAAATGAGTTTACACCAACTATAATCTCGCATAGAGAATTTATGTTAATTATGCAAGACTTAATGTCTATTGATAATCGTGTACAAACTCTAAGTTCTATTATTAAGCTTCATACTTGGTCTGTATATGAAAAAAACACGATTAAAGAATTGGGAGATATGTTTTCAGCTGTTGACGAGGTGCAAAAATTAATTCAGGATATGATATTAAAACTTATTAAACTTCATTCCTCAAATACAAAAGAAGGAGAATTTTTAAGAATTAATCCAATGGAAATTAAGGAGAATTTGGAAAAAGATTTTTCCGAAAATTATAGAGAACCATATATTGTTATGGTAGTATCAATAACAAATGTAACTAAATTGTTAAGAATCGAAGCTGTAAAATTAAATGATAATAATAAGCGAAAAACAAAAAAATAAATTTTATAAGGATAAAAATATCAATATTCATAGATAAATATAATTGTAAGTTTGAAGTCACAAACTCGATGCTGTAAGTACAGAAAACTAACAATATTCGTAATTGTGTAAGAGTGGTTGTAAATATAGGTTTAACTAAGTATAAAAATAATGCCAAGTGTGGTTAAAAATGATGTACACTTGGCTTCTTTTTATTTTTCAATAATTAGTTACAAAGTAAGAATTGTTGCTTAAAAACTGTTGTCTTATAATCCGTTTACCTGTATAATATAAAATAAGTTATTATAATATTGGATGACTTATAATTAGGGAGAGAGTTATGATTACTGAAAAGGTTGGTAACAGAATTAGAGAATTGAGAAATAAAACTGGTCTTAGTCAAGAAAAATTTGCTTTAAAGATTGGCATGGATCGTACTTACTTTGCAAGTGTTGAGCTTGGCAAGCGTAATATATCTTTAAAAAATATTGAAAAAATTGCAAATGGATTAGGAGTAACCATTTCCGAATTGTTTAAAGAGATTTAGTTTCAACATATATACGATTGTTTAAAAATCAAAGTGAGGGCTTATGATGGGAACCGAAAAAACTTTATATAGAACATCATTGATAAATAACCGTAGGTATTTGGGAAACAAGTATAAGCTTCTGCCATTTATTACAAAAGTTATTAACAATGAATGTTCCAACATTAAATCTATTGCTGATATTTTCTCAGGAACGGGAGCCGTTTCATCAGCGTTCACAGACAAAGTGATAATTACTAATGATTTAATGTATAGCAATTATATCTGTAATTTGGCATGGTTTAGTTCGCAAAAATATAATAAGCAGGTAATCATTGACTACATCGTTAAATACAACTCTAAATCAGAATATGAAGATAATTATATGACTGAGAATTTTGCAAATACATATTTTAGTTATAATGACTGTTCTAAAATCGGCTTTATTAGGGAAGATATTGAACAAAACTACTGTAACAGAAATATTAATGATAGGGAACGAGCTATTCTCATTACTTCATTGCTCTATGCCATGGACAAAATTGCCAAAACCTGTGGACATTATGATGCATACCGTAAGGGTGCAGAATTTGATACTTCTCTTGAGTTATTTGTACCTTTAGCAGAAGTACACAACAATTCTAAAAATAAGTGTTTTAATATAGATGCGAATGAATTAGTTAAAGAAATTTCCGCAGATTTAGTTTATTTGGATCCACCATATAATTCTCGTCAGTATTGCGATGCATATCATTTACTTGAAAATGTTGCTCGTTGGGATAAACCTGTAGTTTTTGGAGTGGCAAAGAAGATGAACAGAGATAAAATGAAGAGCAAATACTGTACTCAAAATGCTACTAAAGCATTTGAAGATTTAATCAAGAATATTAATGCAAAATACATATTACTTTCATATAACAATATGGCGACTAAAGGGAATGGGCGATCTAATGCAAAAATATCAGATGAAGATATTATGCGAATTTTGCAAAACAAAGGCACAGTAAAAGTTTTTTCAGAAGATTACAAGGCTTTTTCGGCAGGTAAATCAAATATCGCAGACAATGCTGAAAGGTTGTTTTTGTGTACTTGCTTTAGTGAGGAACTATAATATGATTCAGTCTCCTCTTAACTATACAGGCGGAAAATTTAAACTGCTTTCTCAAATTTTGCCGCACTTTCCTAAAGATATTAATGTATTTGTTGATTTGTTTTGCGGTGGCTGCAATGTTGGAGCAAATGTTAAAGCAAATACGGTTATATATAATGACCTAAACAAACACCTTCTTTATCTATATAACACATTTAAAAATTTAGACAAGGAAACTATATTTAAAAGTATTTATCAAATAATTGATAAATACAAATTATCTCTTGTAAGTAAAAATGGATACGATTATTATGGATGTGAAAGCAGTAAAGGTGTAGGCGAATATAATAAAAAGCATTTTATAAAATTGCGTGATGATTTCAATGCAATTCAAAGTGAAGATTATTATCACTATATAATGCTTTATGTAATTATCGTTTATGCGTTTAATAATCAAATACGCTTTAATAGTAAAGGTGAGTTTAATCTTCCTGTTGGCAAACGTGATTTCAACAATAAAATGGCAAATAAATTATCTGTGTTTATAGATAGGATTCAAACACAAAACTGTATATTTACTTGTAAAGACTTTAGAGAATTTGATATTTCACAACTGGACAATAATGATTTCATCTATGTTGATCCTCCGTATCTTATCACTTGTGCTACATACAATGAGCAAGGTGGTTGGAATGAAGAAGCTGAGCGTGATTTATTAGCATTTTTAAATATACTTTCTGAAAAAAATATACGCTTTGCACTTTCCAATGTTCTTAGAAGTAAGGGAAAGGAAAATTATATATTGATTGAATGGCTTCAGAAGAACAGTGAGAACTATCGTGCCATATCACTGAATTATAGCTATTCAAACTCAAATTATCAAACCAAAGATAAAATCACTCTTAGCGAAGAAGTGCTGATTGTTAATTATTGAGGAGGAGAGGCTATGAATATTCCTTATAAAAGCTTTTGCTGGAGTTTAGGTACAACGAGCTTTAGAACCAAAAATTTTAATAAAACCATAGAAGAGCAGCTTGCTCTTTTAAATGAATTTTGGAATCTGAACGAAAATCAAAATGTGAATTGGTCAGGAAATAACGAAATACAATCTAATTATTATGACTTCATGCACAAAAAAGGGTTTGTTGAAGGCAATGCCAGAAATAAGCCAAAAGATGCTCGTGAAAAAACATCGGGTTTAGTTGATATAGGGTTAATTGATGAAAAAAGAAAATTAAGCAATGCAGGAAAAGCTTTGTTGTATATTAGTTTAGAAAATGATTTTAGTTTTGATAATCAATTTCAAATTGCAAGAGACAGCTTTATATACTTAAAACAGTTATTAAAAACATCTTATGTAATAGAAAGACAAACTGTAAGACCTTTTATGGTGTTGCTCCGTCTATTAAGTATATTTGACTATTTAACACTTGACGAATTTACATATTTGTTGCCACTGTGCATAGGATCAAGGGAAACTGCTGAAATTGTTAGAGGAATTGTCAACTTACGCAGTAATCGCACTTCAATTGATGAAATTATTGTAAACCGCCTAATGAATATGCCGAACTATAAAGTTGCATTAGAGTATTTACTTGAAAATGATGTTACAGAAGATTTAGTATGTGAAATTGGTTTGAATAGAAAAAGCCGCCAATATGATAAGCCCTATTTTGAATTGTACAATGCATTATTTAATGTTTATGTAAATAAAGATTTTGATAGTTTACCATGGGTTTATTCTGTAACAAAAGATATAAAGATCGGCAAGTGGTGGCGCAGCTACCTATTCGATACTTCTTCTGAATCAGCTATTAAAAAATTACCTTTGTCTCACTTAAATAATACGGTTTTTAATTCTGTATCTAATGAAAGTGAGTTTAAAAGGATTTTTTTCAAAACAATGCACTTATTTAAAGCAAAAGCCACACTTTTAGATTACTTTGATTTGAACCGTCGTTACATTAAAACTACGGATATTGTATTGTTTGAAGATGACACAGTAAAATTAGATATTGTTCCACATCACTTTTTTAAGTCCGTGATAAAGCAACTATATCCGGATATGTTTACTTCATCAGAATTATTACACGAGAATTGCCGGATGGAAAATATTTCTAACTGTCTTGTTGTTAGCGACGATACAATTATCAAAGGTATTAATGAAGAACTTGGAATAAATGTTACAACAATAGGCGCAGCTCGTGAAGCATTAGAAGATAATCGTTATCGTAGATTTCAACACCTTATTGACACTAAATTTACTGATGATAAAATATTGTCCCTGCTTGATTACTTTGAAGAGAGAAATGATACAGAAATCAGAAGTATGGTTACTGACAACGCTGACATTCCGACGATTTTTGAATATATTTTAGGTATTTTATGGTACAAGGCAAGTGAAAGACACGGTAAAATTCTTGATTTTATGAAACTTTCTCTTGATGCTGATTTACTTCCGAAAACACATGCCGTTGGAGGAGAAGCGGACATTGTTTATGAATATGCACAAACAGAAAGTTATCCAGAACATATATTATTGCTCGAAGCTACACTTGCTGATAGCACAAATCAGCGTAGAATGGAAATGGAGCCTGTATCAAGACATTTAGGTAGACATTTAATACGTACAGATAATTTAAACTCATATTGCATTTTTGCAACAAATTACCTTGATATTAATGTAATTGCTGATTTTAGAAGCAGAAAATCAACGCCGTTTTATGATACACAAGACTATACTAAATTTGTAAATGGAATGAAAATTATTCCGTTACAAACATCAGAATTAAAAAAAATCATAATAAGTGGCAAAACATATAAAGAATTATATCCAATGTTTGAAGAAGCATTTATCTCAAATTTGCCCCCTCATGAGTGGTATAAAAACTGTATTGTTATATAATAACTTAAATAATAAATACGCCTTATAATGATAGCAGTTAACTTAATATATGGTATAAGCGAGGAGGCTCAGAGAGTTTGCAAAACTGAGTGAAAAAGCGCTGCAAGATATAGTTTCTGCTTTATATAATGCCGAATACAAGGTAAAAGTAACGGAGCATACAAATATGAAGCGATGATAACGTTATTAAAAAGATTTTAAATAATTAAAAACGGGTATGGAAATCCATACCCGTTTTTGTGTGCTAAGGAATTGCTGGATCAAAGAGATTTTTTTCTGAGCCGCTCCCGCTTATTGCGTTCCTCGTCAACAAGGCGTGAAATATAGTCCCCCTTTGAGATGTTATAGTAAGTTTTAGCAATATCCGAATATACATCATACATTAGTTTGCAGTTCTCAAAGTTACT